ATGGTCAGGAAATTGCAACACAGGTTGTGGAACATATAATTTTGGGGCAACAATAACATTGCCAACAATACCACGAGAAGCATACATCACAAATGCAATCAATTTCACAATTGGCAATGGTATTCCTTTGACAATAAACAATGCGGGGAATATGTATTTGCAACTAGAATTTATGGCAGGGGCAGTGGCGGGTTCTTATACAGGGATTGGAAGCAGGAATTTGGGGCAAGTGTCATCATACACATTGTCACCTGATGCCAGTGAAATAATTGCAATGTATGCAAAAATACCAAATCAAACAGCAGGTGTGATTTTGATTAGAATTAAGACATTTTCTGATGCAGGTTATTCAGTCAGAATTGGTGGTGATAGGGACACAACAGGCACAATGTCAATTGATCAGACAGCAAACAAGCCAACATTTGCAGATTATGCAGTGGCAAGTTTGGACAAATCAGTTGTTGTTCAGGACAAATATGGAAACACATTGATCACATCATCAACACACACATTGGTTGGAAGTAATGATCAGAAGATCATCAAATCAATTTCAAAGATCAGGGCAACAGTTTCATCAGCGAATAAGATGGTTGCAAAGAACAGTGCAACAGCAGTGAAATATCGTTTGGTGAATGACACACAACAAGCAGAAGTCAGTTATTCAGCAAGTGATGTGACAGTGGACATTGACAATGTGACATCATTGAACACATCAGTGACAGCATTTGACAGCAGAAATTTGTCAACAGCAGTCAGCAAGGCATTGTCAAACATGGTTGAATTTCAGTCAGTTTCGATTGGTGGCATGTCATTGACAAGGCAGAATGGTGTTGATGCAATCACAACAATGGCATTTTCAGGAACATTTTGGAAGAATTATTTCGGTGGTGGTTCATCAGGTGTTTTGAACACAATCACATGTGCATATCGTTACAAAGAAACGACACAGGCATGGGGTTCTCAATCGTGGACAACAATCACACCATCATCAGATGGCAGTGGAAACATCACATTCAGTTCAGCAATCAATGGTGATTTGGGTGCAAATGGATTCACAACATCAAAGGCATTCAACATTGAAGTCAGAATTTTTGACAAGTTGTCACAGATGATCATTGAAGGAACACTTTCAGTGGGTATTCCTTTGATTGATTACACAAAGAATGGAATTGCAATCAAGGCAAAATATGATGCAACAGAAGGGGGTTCAGCACAGGTTGATGGAAAGTCGGTTGGTGCATTTATGGTTCAAACAGGAATATACATGCCATATGCACCACCAATTGCAGGATTGAACATTGCAGGTGTGCCAGCAGGATGGTTGTTGTGTAATGGACAAGCAGTCAGCAGAACAACATATTCAAGGTTGTTCAATGTTTTGAATCCTGCACAAGGAACATGCACAATTTCAAATGCAAATCCTTGTGTGGTCACACAGAATGGACATGGATTGTTTTGGGGTTCAGCAGTATATTTCACAACAACAGGGACATTGCCAACAGGTTTATCGCCAAACACAAGATATTATGTTGGTTATGTTGATGCGAACACATTCAAACTTTGCACATCAATTGCAAATGCAATGACAGGAACATACATTGCAACATCGTCAGCAGGTTCAGGTGTTCACACATTAAGACAAAGCCCATATGGTGTTGGTGATGGAAGCACAACATTCAATGTGCCTAATTTGATTACTAGAACGCCTGTTGGACAACAGAACAATAATAATTGGAATTTCACAGCATTGGGTTTGATGGCAGGTGCAGACACACACACATTGACAACAGCACAAGTGCCAAACCTTAACACAGGAACAGTGTCGGCAGATCATCAGCATAATGCAGAAAGGAAGGAAATGGATGCACCTGATGGTGGTTCGTATTTGACAGGATTGAGACCATGGGGTTATTCATCAGATGGACAATTGACGGCAGTTGGTGGAATAACAGCAAATCATTATCATTCAACAAACAATGGTGGTGGTGGGGCTCACAATAATTTACAGCCTTCTATTGTAACTAATTATATTATTAAGACATAAACATGAAACTAAAAATCAAAGATGTAAACAACAGAATCAGTGTTTTGGGTGATGAATTGATTTTTGTTGATTTTGATGTTGAAGATGATGATGGGAAGTTTGAAAAGGGGATGGGTTATGCGTTTCCAGCAGGAACAACACAGAAGCAAATTGATGACAAGATGCAGGAAATTTTGGGAAAGAAAAAAGCAAACAAAGGAAAAAAATTGGCAAAAGTCCATTCAGATATGAAGGGGAAAGAATATAGTGCATAAATAATAAAAAAATGGATGCAATCATTTGGGAAAATTGCTAAAATTTATATAATATTATTTATGTTATAACGAAAGTATGTTGCAATATATCATATGTTTCCTTGTGGGGTTCTTCACAGGAATGATCATCACAAGAATTGTTGATATATTGACATTCAAAGAAGCAAAGAATGACAAGAAGTCATTTTATGATTTGGCAATGGGTAAGGAAAGCATGAGATGGTTTATTGCAATTATTGTTGCAACAGTGTTTTTGAGTGCTGTATATGCAGAAATGATTGACAAATCATATCAAGTCAATTTGGCGTTATATGGATTGATGGGAACAGTTGTTGGTTATTTATTCTTTTTTAAGAAAGACGATGGAAAAAAACAGTAAATTATTACATTTTCACCAATTCATCAAAATGTTTGGTTCAATGATGTTGGGTGCAGTGTTATTCATGGCAGTTGGATGGGGCATCCCAGAAACATATTACAGATATTTTGACAAAACAGTTTATTATGAAATTCAATCCCCTATTACAGTATTAGAAAAACATAATTTTTCACCATGTGAAATTGTGCATTTCAGGATGTATCGCAAATCATTTGTTGATTCAACATCAAAAACAATCACACAATTGGAATTGGTAAGGAACAGCACAAGTGAAATTGTGGAATATGCAACTTTGGATGGAATCATTATTGATACAAAAGGACAATTTGTTCCAATTGATATTGCAAAGAAATTGTCATGTGATTTGGAAGCAGGGACATATTATTGGAAGGGTGTTGCAAAATTTTATGTCAGGGGAATTGAAAAGTCAGAATCATTTCAAACAGACATGTTCAATGTCAAGGTCAAATAATAGTTTATTTTTTATTGAATATTTATGGAAGAATACACACATGATTTTGTCACAACAGACAAACATCAAACAATGAAGGAAGGACAAAAATTGACATGGGTTGAAAATGCAGGTTGTCATTTCTTAAATTTAGAAGATGCAGTTGAAGGAAACAACATTGCAATATCGAATGGAATTGTCCAGAAATGGGTTTTGGATGGTTGGATAAAATGAATATAATATCAAAATTCATTTCAGTAAATTTCACCAATGGCAGACAGGGACATGCAGTGAAGCAGATCACACCACACACAGCGGTCAGTGGGGCAAGGTCTTTGTTTGGGTGGTTCAACAATTCAAAAGCACAAGCATCAACACATTTTTATGTGAACAATTTGGGTGAAATTGAACAATATGTTGGTGAAGAAAACACATCATGGGCAAATTCTAATTGGGGAAGAAACATTGAATCAGTAACATTTGAAACATGGGACAATGGCAATCCTAATGATTCAGTCAGAACCAATGAATTGTATGAATCATCAGCACAATTGGTTGCGTATTTATCAAAGAAATATGACATTCCATTGGTGTTGTTATCAAAAGATCAGTCATTGGCAGGACAGAAGGGAATCACATTGCACAGATATTTTGCAAACAAAAGTTGTCCTGCGGAATTAGATGTTCAAAGAATCATCAACAGGGCAAAAGAAATTTTATCTATTACAGGACAACCAATGCCTACATTCAATTTTGAATTATATTTGAAAGACAACAATCTTTTCATGCGTGTTTTATCAGGAAGCATCAATGGAAAGGCAACAGTGAAGAATTTGACCAAAGGGACATCATGGGAAGTCAATTGTGTGAAGTCAGTTGGCAATGATGGCAATGCAATCAATTTTGGCATGGAAGCATGTTTGTATGAAGTTGTTGCATTGGGTGTGGTCAGACAGTTTGACAACAGACCAGTGACACCACCAACAGATCCATGTGCAAATGTGAAAGCAGAATTGGAAACAGCCAAGAAAACAATTGCAGAAAGGGATGGAACAATTGTCAGTTTGCAGAAACAGGTGGCAGATTTGACAGCACAGGTCAATTTGTTTGTGCCTGAAACAATTTACAGAAAGAAATAATTTTATTTTTTATCGAATATTTATGGAAAATCTAATTGCACCAATTACAGCAGGGACAGCAATGGTTTTGTTGATTGATTTTTTCAAAAGGTTGTTTCCCAAAATGGCAGTCAGGACGGTGAAGATCATCACAGTTGGTTTGGCAGTATTTTTTGCAGTTGTGTTGTATTTGGCACAGGCAGATCAGAATGTTCAGAAGGGTTTGGAAATATTTTTGACAGTGTTGGGAACAAGCCAATTATTTTATGGATTAGTATGGAAGAACACACCGATTCAAGAAAAACTAACAGGCACGAATTTGGGTGGCGATCAATAAATGGAAAAAGGGATTGGGATTGGTTGATTCAGGTTGGATTGATTGTTGCGATTTTTATATTTATTTTATTTGCATTATGCAGTAAATGAAGGAACATTGCCCATGTGAAAAAGTCAGATTATCAAATTGAAGCAAGTTTTGCAGAATACAGAAAGCAAGTAACCAAAAACAGCAGGGTGAAGTTATCGTTCACTGAAAAAATCCGGGTTTTGAAATTGATTGCAAAGGGAAAAGCAACAGATGATATTTACAACAAGGTCAAAAATCACTACAATGACAATTGGATAAAATAACAAATTAAGTGCAAAAAGGGATGTCGGGGCAGTCATCCCTTTTTGTTGTTTTTGGGAAGTGGCAACAAGCAAAGGAAGCGGATTGTTTGTGAAATTCATGTGAAAAATTGAACAAAATTTTGTTGACACAAACATCAAAATTGTTTATGTTTGATATATGGAAAAGATGCGAAGATCACAATTGAAAATCATGTTATTTTATCCAGACAGCAGGGGGTTAAGTTTCGCAACTTTTCCAGCCCCCTGCTGTTTTTTTGCCTTGAAAGGGGGTGACAAAAAATGAAAACAAGAATTATTCATACTAGAATTTGGAAGGACAGTTATGTCCGCAGTTTATTACCGCATGAAAAATTGGTTTTTATTTATTTATTGACCAATGAAGATGTTGAATTGACAGGTGCATATGAAATGATGCCAGAAGTGGTTGCATTTGATTTGGGGTTGGATGTTGAACAGGTGAAGCAAAGCATGGGAAGGTTTATGCAGGACAAAAAGATTTGTTTTGTTGGGAATTATGTTGTTTTGATCAACCACTTAAAATATCAGGATTATTCAAAAGGTTCTGAAAATCAAAGGAAGGCATTTGAAAGGGAATTGGATTTGTTGCCTGAAAAAATACAGCAGATTGTTCAAAACAAAGGATTGACAGATGTTCCTGATGGGGATGACAACCAGTTGGCAACTAGTTCACAACTAGTTGGCAACTATACAGAAATAAGAAATAAGAAAACAGAAATAAGAAATAAGAAAGAAGGGGGTGTGGGGGAAACAAAAATTGAAATTGTTCAAAAGAAGGAAAGTGGATTTTCATTCAGCAAGTTCAAAGAAGAAAAGGAATTGATTTTGGAAGAAGCATTGGAAAAGTATTCAGACAAGGATTGTGAAAGGGCGATTGAAAGTTTTATTGCAAAAAATGAAGCCAAGAATTATAAATACAAGAATTACAAATTGGCGTTTTTCAATTGGGTTCGGGAAGATAGGTTTGGGGAATATTCATTGAGCAAAACAGGTGTTGGATTCAATGGCAGGCCAAAATTGGTGATAACTTAATTTTTTATTTTTCAAGCATGGACAACAACAAGGCAATTCAGACAATCAACAAGGGATTGTCATTTCAATTGATCAAAGGTTCAAATTATAAGATCACAGACAGTTTTCAAAAGGAATATGTTGTGGATTATGAAGAATTTTTGCGAATCAGCAGGGCAATATTCAAAGAAGGGACAGAATTTGTGACAGTTGGCAAAAGGATTTTGAATGCACGATATGTTTATATGATTGAACCAACAAAAGAACCAACAGAAACACAAAGGAAAGACAGTGTTGACAGGGCAAACAAAATTGAGATTTTGAAAGGGAAGATTGACAAGTTGGAAGCAGAAATGAATTTGTGGAAGAAGGAAAAGATGGATGAAAAGTTTGGTGCAGATCAGTGGTCAATCAGAACACACATGATGGAATTGATGGCATTTTCAAAAGCATATTGGGATTTGAACAGGGACAAATGGGAAGAAGTCACGAAATTGCATCAGCAGATTGAAGAATTAAGCAACACATAAAATTTGAGGCCAGAAGGGGTCTAAAATCAAATGAAGGTCAAAAATAAGTCAAGCATATACAAAAGCACATGGAAAAGTTTTTCAAAGGCAATCCGCATCAAATCTAGGGGTATTTGTTTCACTTGTCAAAGGAAGTTTGCAATTGAAGATTTGGATGCAGGACATTTTGTTCATGGTGGCAATAACAAATTTGCATTTTGGTTGGATTTTGATGAAAGGAACATCAATGCACAATGTTCACAGTGCAACAGATATTTGCATGGAAATTTGAATGTGTATGCAGAAAGGTTGATTCAGAAATATGGTGCAGATGTCATTGCAGAATTGAATGCATTGAAATGGAAAAGTGATGAATGGTCTGATCAGGATTTGGAATTGATCCGAAAGAAAAGCGACTTTTTTGTGAAGAATTATTTGACTTTGACATAAACCTCGTTTATGATTTTATCAACTTAATTTATTATATTTTATTCATGACACAAGCAGAACAAAACACAGAATGGTTGTCAGAAATTATTGACAATTTACGCAAAGCATTGCGAACAAAATCTAAACCAGCAGATTACAAATTGGAAAAGGAAGTCATTGCAAAGATTGCAAGGTTGGAAGGTCAGTTGTTGGAATTAAGAAATTGGATGAATGGGGACTAATAACATGAAACAAACAAACCCATTTTGTCCTGATTGTGATGTTGAAATGGAAGAAGTTGAATGGTGCAATGATTGGGCAGATCACAATGGGGAACATCAGCAGGAAACAGGCACAGATTACAAATGCCCTAATTGCAAGGAACAATATGATGGCAGAATGTTCAAAGATGATGGTTCAGATGATTATGATGATCAAGATTAGTTTATTTTTTATTTGTTATTTTATCTAAACATGAACAGAAAACACAGAATGTTGGCACAATTGGAAGCAACATCAGCATTGGAAATTGTTCACAGATTTCACAATGAATGTGGTGAAGAATTTGTGGTGTATAAGACAAAAAAAGACAATTATTTTGTCACAGGTGATGAATTTGATTGGGAAGGTGGGTTTGTTTTGAAGGTGGGGTTCATTCCTGATGAATGGAAGGGAATTGTTTTTGCAACAAAAAGGGATGGATTGAACACATTTGGGTTCAGTGCAGATGAACAGAAGGTTTTATTGCCATTATTATCAGCAACATTCAAGAAATAATTTTATTTTTTTTATTTATTCAAACATGGAAAAGTTAGAAATATCAACAGAAATGCTTTCACCTGTTATTCAAAAGGGATTGGAATTGAAGGCAAAAGCAGAATCAATGCAGATCACAACAGCAGAAGAAGTGATGATTGCAAATGGCACATTGAAAGAAGTTCAATCATTGGAAAAAGAAATTGAAGGCAAAAGGGAAGAAATGAAGAAGCCATTTTTGGAAATGGGCAGACAAATTGACACATTAGCAAAACAGGCATCATTTCCTGTTTTAGAAGCAAAGCAAATCATCAAAACAAAAATTGTGAAATACAATGAAATTCAGGAACAAAAAAGGTTGGAAGCAGAAAGAATTGAAAGGCAAAGATTGGAAGAATTAAGGTTGAAAGAAGAAGCAGAAAGGAAGGCAAAGGCAGAAGCAGAAAGAAAACAAAGGGAAGAAGAAGAAAGAAAATTGGCAGAACAAAGGAAGGCATTGGAAGAAGCACAGGCAAAGGCAAAGGCAGAACAGGATGAAACAAAACGACAATTGGCAGAAATGGAAGCAAAGCAATTGGAAGAACAAAAGAAAATTGATGAAGCAAAGATCAGATTGGAACAAGAACAAAGGGATTTGGAAGCAGAAAAAGCAAGGATTGAAGCAGACAAAAAAGCAGAAGCAGACAGATTGGCATTGGAAGAACAAAAGAAGAAGGAATTGGAATCAGTTGTTGAAGTCAAAGGAATCAGGACAATTTGGGATTTTGAAATTGTTGATGACAATAAGGTTGCAAGGGAATTTTGTTCAGCAGATGCAAAAAAGATCAGACAGGCAGTCAAGAATGGCATCAGAATCATTGATGGTGTTCGTATTTTTTCAAGGCAGGATGTCAGATGAAATTATTTGACTTTCACATAAACAAGGTTTATTATCTAATTACTTAATATTTTATCATTTTATCCATGACAGACAAAGAAAATCAGTCACAAGAAGCAGTGACAAAACAAGAAGAAATTCAACCAGAACAAACACAGGTTGTTGATCCTGAAATTCAAGCAGAAAGGGAAGCAAGAATCAAACAATTACAATCAGCAAGATCAGAAGAAACAAGCATCATGAATCCAACAGAATGGGGACAGATGGGTGTGATGGCAGATACATTTGCAAAATCGCAATCACTTCCTGCACATTGGAACAATCCTGCAAAGATCATGGTTGGATTGCAAGTTGGAAAAGAAATGGGCATGAAGCCAATGGAATCACTAAATTCACTTTACATTGTCAATGGTTCAGTGAATATTTGGGGAAAAGCAACAGTCAGAAGGTTGCGTGAACATGGTTATATTATCAAATATGATGAAACAGCAGATTCATGCACAGCAACAGTCAAGAAATTGAATGGTTTGGGCATGGTATTGGAAGAATACAAAGAAACAATGACATTCAAAGATGCAGAATCATCAGGTTACACGAAGGACAATTATGGAAAATTGAAAGTTGGATGGCGTGAAGGTCAGAACAGAAAGTTGAAGTTGCGTTATGGTGCATTGTCAGCATTGATCAAATCATATATTCCAGAAGTCATGGGCAGTGCAGGTGATATTCAGGAAGTTGCACAAGATTTTGAAAATGTCATTGATGGGGATGCAATCAATCAGCCAGTGGAACAAGTCAAGCCAACAATTAGTGATGTAAATTTCAAGAAGTTCACAGACAATTCAGTTGATTATGTTGCAAAACACAGAAATGATTTTGAATGGACAGAAAATCAGGCAGAACAGATCAGGATTATTTTGGATGAAGGTGGGGTTGAATAATCATGGAACAAAGATCACAAGAATGGTTTGAAGCAAGGATTGGGAAGGTCACAGCATCAAATTTTGGCAAGGTTTTGACAAAAGCAAAATCAGGAAACGGATTGAGTGTCACAGCTCAATCCTATCTTGAAAAGATCATTTCAGAAGTGATGACAGGACAATCAAAAGAATTTTCATCACAGGCAATGCAATGGGGAACAGACAATGAAGATGGTGCAGTTTATGAATTTGAAAGAAGGGAATTTGTTGAAGTTCAAAGGGTTGGGTTTTTGCAGTATGCAGGAACAAATGAATTGTTGAAGAAATATGTTGGTTGTTCACCTGATGGATTGATTGGTGAAGATGGTGGTTGTGAAGTGAAGTGTTTGGATTCAGAAAATTTTGTTCACATGATGTTGAATCAGGATGCAATCAAGAAAACACACATGGCACAAATGCAAGGATGCATGATGGTCACAGGAAGAAAGTGGTGGAAATACATTTTGTATGATCCACGAGTGAAGCAGTATGAAAAGCAAATGATTATTATAACGGTTCAGCGTGATGAAGATTACATCAAAAATTTGGAAACAAAGTTGATCATGTTTTGCATGGAATTGGACTTAAAACTTAATTTATTACAAATACAAAGATGAAAATTCAAGACAGGGACAGTTTTGTGAATGGTGTCAAAGTAAAAATCAGGGAATATTTTGAAGAATGGATTGATGAAAAGTGTGATGATTTGATGGATGATGGTGGGATTTGGTTAGTGAAGGGGCATGATGAATTGGATATTGTTGAAGATGTGTTTGATGGTGAAGAATACCAATTCACAAGTATGTTGTTTGATATTTTTTTGGAAAATGTTGTTGATTTTAAGGCAACATTGTCCGTCAATGTTGCACATGAATTGGATGAACAGGGAAAAGATGTGTTTATTGTTTATGATGTGACAATGGATGGCATGGATGGCAATAGCAGGGATGTCACAAAAAAGGATTTGCGGGTGTTATTGGTGGACAATTTGCACTGGTTGATTGCTGAAAAATTATTCACATTTGAAAACAAAGTTTTATGAAACGAGGTCAGTTGACAAACAAGGGAAAGGAAGGTGTGAAATGAAAGAAGGATGTTGTTCAGGATGTTTGATTTGGTTTTTTATAATTTTATTTTTTATTGTATTGCTATGATTTTCAAAGGCAAGGTTGAAGCAGGAAAATTGAAAATCAATCAAAGGGAATACATGGCAGAACAGATCAAGAAGTTTGATGGAAAAGAAGTGGTGATTGAAATTAAGGAAATGAAAGCACAAAGATCATTGAATCAGAATGCATACTATTGGGGCGTGGTGATCAAGATGTTGATGGATGAATTTGGGATGAATACAAAGGCAGAAAGGGATTCATTGCATGAAATATTAGTTCAGAAATTCATTGAAGAAGATCAGGTTGAATTGTCAATTTTGGGCAAGGATTACAAAACAGCGAAACAAAGAACATCATCAGATTTGAACACAAAGGAATTTGAACAGTATTTGGCAGATGTCAGGCAATGGGCAAATGCAGAATTTTCAGTTTTCATTCCTGAACCAAATGAAAATTATGATTATTTATTGGATGAATATTGATTTTTGCATAAATAAAGTTTATTTTATATAATCAAAACATGGAAAAATTTCTTTTTGTGATTTTATTGATTGGATGGTTGGGGATGATTGTTTATTCAATGATCATCAGAAATTGGGACATTCTGTTGTCAGCATCAAGTCATGTTGGTGTGATGGCAATTGCATTTGTTGCAGGATTCAAAAAGGGAAAAGAAGAAGTTTGATTTTTTATATTTGAAAGTTACAAAGTAATGAAAAAGGTTCTAAAATTAAGTGAATGGAAAAGGCAGTTGGATTTGGCTATTGCCAGAAAGTTGTTTGATGAAGCACATCAATCAGACAAATGGATTGATATTGCAGAAAAATTTGGTGTGACAGTGATGGCAGTTTGGAACAGAAGAAAAAGGGGTGAAATTTATTTCAAGAAAATTTTGGAAGAAGAAACACAAGAATAATCAGTGAGAACAAGTTTTCACAATAAGTCAATATTGTAAATAAGGGGGAATAATAGCTAAAATTTATTATTACCCCTTTTTTTATGTCTGTTGAATCATTGCCCATGATGGCAGGGGAAACAATCATTGCCTTGCCATTTGTTCTTGCAGTTGGTGAAGTGGTCAGAAGGAAGATCATCAACAGGGACAAAACATGTCAGGATGTGTCAGGAACAAGTCATGTTGGTATTTTGGAAGTGGCACATTTAGATCACTCAAAGCCTTGTGGTGCAGGTTCAGATTGTTTTCATTGCACAGATTATTCATGTCCGTATCAATCCCCCGATAATTTGACAACATTTTGCACAAAGCATCATTTATTAGATCACATTCAGCAGGAAGGAAACAATGGTTTGACATCATCACAAAACAATTGGGCAATTGCCAAGATTGCCACGAGATTGGCAGGATTTATTCTCAAAAAATAGTTGACTTGTGCATAAATATCGTTTATGTTGTTATCAGCACTTAATTTATTATTTTACTGCCAAATGAATAAGTTCATTTACAAACAAAGTCCGACATACAAGAAAAGTCAGGACAAAGCACATCAAAGATTTTTGGGTGCATTGTTCATCACATCAATTTTGGTGGGGATGACAGTTTGGTGTTCATTCAGGGACACAGAACAGGTTGAAGCAATGACAGACAACACAGAATTTGAAGTTGTAGTGACACAGGAAGCAACGCCAACACCACAGGTGACAATTACATCAACTATTGCACCAAAGTCACAAATTGTGGCAAAGGCAGAAGAAATTGTGGCAAATAGATATGCAGACAGTCCATTTCTAATCAACAACAGGTTGCAAAAAGTTTATGATCAATTAGATCATGACGACAATAAATTTAAGGTGTTTGTTGGCATTGCTGGGACAGAATCGGCATTTGGACAGTTCCCAATGTCAGATCAGATGAAAAATGCATGGGGTTACATTTGCACAAGGAAAGACAAACAGAACATTTTGGATTGTGGCTGGAAGGATTGGGATTATTCAATGAAAAGATATGTGCAGTTGGAAAAGGATAATTGGTTGGCAAAGTTTGATGGTAATAAAAGCAGTTTGAATC